AAATTCTTTCATATTTTCCATATCCATCCTCCATTCATAATATTCACCTTCTTTATTTGGAATTGGATATTTTTCTTTTTCATCCTCTTTTACGGGTACAGCTAATACAGCTGCCCATCTCCAATTTTCAGCATTTTTACCATTAGCAAATATCATTCCTTTAGTAGGCATATTAACTGTAGAGGGCATCCAAATTTTACCATCATCATCTTCCCCCATTAATTCTTTGTACAAGTTAGGAAGTAATTCCATTTGTTCTTCAAAAAATTGAGTATCTTTTACTAGTAAACTATTAGTAATAAAACCACAACCATAGCATTGGTAATTTTTAATATTTTCATTTACTTCTTGGATATAGCAGGCATCTGAGCCACATCTATCACATATTTTTAAATCATCCATTTTATTGTAATTTTGGTAGTTCAACCCCTTTTATTTCTGGGAGTTTTAATTTTATTTGTGTTGGAACATCAACATTATTATCTAAAATATCAATTAATACCTTTTTCATACCTTCATAGCTAAAGTTTTTTCTTAGTCTACTACCTAATATTTTTGATTTCTTATTCCAGTCTTTATAATTTTTCTTAACATCAACCATAAAATGACCCAAATGGCCGTGGTCTACATCAAACCATTCTGCCCCTTCAATTAATACATCTTTTTGTATTGAAGATGGATCTAGTTTACCTAATTTACCCCCCATTATAGGTGCAAATTTAGGATTTAGAAAATCTATATGCCCACTCCACCCAGTTGCAATTGTTGGTTTGCCTGTTAATGCAAATTCTAATAATGGTCTACCAAATCCTTCTCCTTTAGTAGCACTAATCATAGCTTTAACCTTTGGGTGATTATATAATTCATTAATTTCCCCATCAGATAAATCACCATGAAGTAAATAAACATTTGGTAATTTGTTTGAAGGTGGAAGACTTTTTTTAATTGTATCAATCCTTTTCAATATTTCTCTCCGATCTATGTGAGATCCTTTTCCAATAGATGTTTTAAGAACTAGTGCCGGTGCATTTGATTTATTTTTCCATACTTCAAAGAAAGCTTTAATTAATAAACCTACATTTTTTCTATCATGACCTAATGCACCTTTTAACCAATGTCCAACAAATAAATAAGCAAATTTTTCAGGTATGTCATTTATGTGATTATATAATTTTTCATTAGTAAATTCTTTAATTCCTTTATAAACATCTAAATTAGCGCCTTCAAATAATACTTTAACTGGTGTGGTTAATTTTAAAGGTTGTTTTTGACCTGTTTGTTTATTTTGCATCTCATAAGATGTATTTTCAAATACATTCTTAGAATGATTAGATGAAGTTAAAATTAAATTCATCCTATTACAACCTTCAATCCATTGGGGGGCACATGCTGTAGTTTCGATACCTGCCGTTAAACCAATGTTATATTCGCCTACAGGTTGAAATTCATTGGGTACTGTGACTTGACACCAAATGTCTGGTTTTGACGTTAAATTAGGTATAAGATATTCTTTCATGAAATTCCATTCTGGAAAATCATCTAAAAATCCCTTTCTAGTATCACCCCATCTTTGTGATAAAATTTTAATATCATATTTATCTGATTCTATTAAAGCTTTTACAAAATCTCTAGCTCTTGCTCCATATCCTGAGTAAGTCTCAACTGGAGCGCTTATTACAAATGTATTTTTCATTTAGTATTCTAATTTATGATTTAATGTTCTTACTTTGAAATCTGTATCTTTCCAAAATGTGAATCTTTCTCTAGGCGTCCAAGTTGAAAATAATTTTTCCATCCCTTCAGTAAAAGTTTTACCCATTTGTTCAGCAGTAAACCCAGCTTCATCTCCTTTAGCCCATTCTTTACCTAAATTACCTCTTCTTTTTCTCTCTTCATCACCCATCTTATATAATTCAATGATTCTATCTTTAGCATCTCTAAAATCACATCTACTATCCCAAATATAAGGGGTTATTGGTGAACCTACCATCCCCATAGCTTTAGGGTAAACTGGGAGTGCCCATTCTCCATGTTCTGTGTAAGTACCAAATTGGTTGGAAGGCATATCAATTGAATTAACATACCAATTACCTTTATGGTCTACAAATCTCATTTGATCTTGCATTCCACCTGTTACATTAGCAATAAAAGGGGTTCCTGTAAGTAAGGATTCAGTTAATGCTAGTCCCCAACCTTCAGCAGATGATAATAATATAACTCCATCCGCCATATTATAAAGATAATTCATATGGGAGTGTGGTAATTTATTTTGAGAAATTACTACAGTTTCATCATCCTCTCCCATTAAATATTCTACTACTGCCGGTATGTCTGTCCCTGCATCACTAACTATATCAGTATGTAAGATAAATAATACTTTATTTTTTTCTTCTTCTGTTAATGTTTCTGTAAATAATTTCCAAGCAGAAATAGCATCTGGTATAGATTTTCTTCTAATATTCCTTGAATTAAAAAGTAATATAAAGTCTTTTTCAACACCCCTAGTTATTTGTTTTTTAAAATTATCAAATTCTTCATTTGGATCTGTTATTGTGAAGAATTTTTTAGTATCTAAACCATGAGGAACATATTCAATAACCTTATTTTTAGCTTTATCACCTAAAACAATTTTATTAATTGCTACAGTTTGTTTGGAAATACCGAATAAGGCATCACAAGATTCATAAAATTCTTCATTATATTGAGGAGCTGGGAGATCATCCCAAATGTTGAGGTATACTATTGGAATTTTTGTTCTGATTTCATCTTCCATTTGAAATACCCATTCAAAATATCTTGGATCAGTAATTAGAAAAATTGCATCTGGTTTTTCAATTTTTAAAACTTCTCTTAAAATATCAGGATTACCATAACCATCTACAGGATATAGCTTTACATAAGCATCCTCAATCCCTTCTGTTTTATTTACTTCTTCTGATAGATCTTGGACTTTTCCCTTATCTGGGTGTTGGACAGAACCTGCTAATTGACACCAATTATAATGGTGCGAAGTATTAGTGACAATTTCCCTACCAATTTGAGCAACTCCCGAATGTACTCTAATATCATCCGTTAACAATAGAATTTTCTTTCTATCACTTTGTTTAATATAACCTTCTTTCATTTTTGTTTTAGTCTTTAATTTCTAAATTAATTTGATTGTTGATTTTTTTTCTAAAATCTTCATCTGTAAGATACAAATAAATTGATCGATCAGCAAGTTTTTGAAAACTAAATTTTCTTTTTACACATTCTATTTTAAAATTTTCAAATAGGTTGCTTTTTACTTTTACACTCGTAAGTGTCATTTCTTTTGTTTGTGACATAATTATTATTTTTTAATATATTTGTCTATACATATATGCAGATTATAAAGATTTACCAACTGCGCTACATAGTTCTTTATTTTCTTTATAAGGGCAAAATGTACAATTCCATTTGCTTGGTTTTGCCATAAATGTAGTATCTTTATATGAGCCATCCAAATTAAATGCTCTATTTATAAAATCATCTAGATTTTTGGTAGCTTTGTTTACTTTATTCCTACCAGAAGCAGGAACAAATGTTTGTATGCGTTTTTGAGGATATTCACCATCTAAATAAACTTTCCTTCTAACAATAAAAAATTCAATTTTTATATTTTCAATTGGAATATTATACTGTTTACTGAAGAAGTACTTGTAAAGTATTAATTGGAATTGTTTGGATTCATCTTTTTTGGTGTATTTATTCCAACCTTTTGTACTTGTTTTTATATCGATTATTTTAAATGTATTCGTTGGTTCATGGTACATTACGATGTCCAAATAACCTATATATTTAACGCGGTTAAGACGCAAATTAGGCGCCATAACTATGGGTATTTCACAACCTACTAAATACCATCCTTTTTTAGAAAAATAACCACTTTTTTTCTTTTTAAAGTTATCTAATATAGCTTTCCCATCTTCATAAAATTCCCTTAATTCCTCGGGTGTGCTAAAGTGTTGGTTTTTGTTTTTTTTGTAGTCTTTAGCGTAGCATTCTCTTAATGTTTCTTCAAATAATTCATTAATATCAATCCTATCTGCTTCAGCACCACTTTTAGCATACATTACATCTAAATAATGTTGTAATACCTCATGTAGGGCTGTACCAAAAGTCATATGAATACTTTGTTCACTAATTTTATGACCATCTCTATATTGGAGAGACCATTTTTTAGGACATTGAGTAAACATTGATAGTTGAGAATATGAGATATTTTTTTCAACACCAAAATTAACAGGTGTTGGGGGATTTTCTCTTATATCTCTAACTATTACAGGTAATTTTTTTTTAGCCAAAATAATGTATTTTATTGACGTAATATACGAAAATACTATTAAGTATCCAAATTATTTATACCAAACATTGTCAGGGTGACACATTAAATAATCCTTAGTTATAGGTTCATTATCTATAATTTGATAACCCAACTCTTCTAAAAAGGGAATAGCTTTTCCACTGTGGTCTTCTGCCCAAATTGTAGGTTTGTGAGTTATTAATAAATTTTTCATACCTTCGAAGGCTGAAAGTTCATGCCCTTCAATATCAATTTTTATAAATTTGATTGGTTTTAGAAATAATAAATTATCTAAAGCTAATACTATGTTATGATTATCACTATTAGGAGTAATTTGCACGACCCCACTATTATTATAATGTCCATCAGTAAATGAAACTACACTATCTCGACTCCCCACACCAACATTAAAACATTTAGTATTTTTATATTGTTTAGTATTTTGAAGAAGAAGTTGGTAATTTTCTAGATAAGGTTCAAAAGCATGGATTTCTATATTTGGGAAATGATGGTTGAATTGCACACAGTGAGATCCTATATTGGCCCCTATATCTAACATAAATCCTTCCTCGGGGAAGTGGTGTTTCCATTTTTCAAATATTTTAAATTCAAAAAAATTATTATGCTTAACTATATCATCTGATATGCATTCAGGTGCTTCAAATATTACCATAGGACACCCTTTGATACTAACTAATCTTGTATTTCTGGTCATGATATTTTTTATATTTAGATTCCCAAATATCCTTTTCTAAATCCATAGGAACATTTTTTGAAGTTGTACTCATTTCTGTTTCTATTTTATGGCCTATATAATCCCAATTTTGAAATTTACTATTTTCTCTATAGAAATTATCACCAAAATAATTTTTTAAATCGTCAGGAATTATAACATCATTATTTTTATGGTTAAATATTAAACACCCCCAACCATAATTTTCTGTATTTGGTTGGTTTTTCTGAATAGCATACATTTCAGCTTTCTGATAAATGTATGATGTGTGGTGCATACCTACAAAACCCATGTTTGGTTTTGATTGGTAGAAATAAAAGACATCATCAATAATGTTGGTATTAAAATTAATATCATCATTACATAAAGCATAAAAATGATTTTTAACTTTACTTACCCCAAAATTCCATGCCCCATTACAATATCTTTTTTTAGTAAAAGGATATATAGTGGTTTTTGTAGTAGTAATATTATCTAACATCCCAATGGAGGGAGTATCCTCAATAAGAAGAATCTCACTAACTAAATTATGTTGCTCTAAATCCTGGATTAATTTTGGTAATCTCGGGGATTTGTACATTGTAGGGATTATAATACTAATCATTATTTTTTCCATTTATTACGTCCTACCAGCAAACCAATTATACCATAATTAGCAATATCAATAAAAGTATCTTCCATCCCCTCTCCTTTAACAAAATTTCTTCCATTAATTAAAAGATTTTTTAAACGAGATATTTTATCTGTAAGTCTAATAGCTAGACCTGTTAATGAAAATTTCTTATCATCTTCACTATTTAATATATCACCCCCTAAAGTAATGTTGTTTAAACCATAATCCATATGTTTACTAGCAAACATTTCATACATTTCTTCAGTAATTCTTTTAAATTCTTCAGATAATTCTGGGTATTCATTTTCAAATAACTCTACTGCACTTGATACAGTTGTGCCTTCATTTGGGGGTTTTTCGTAATATTTTTCTACTGTACTACTCATTTTATTATTTTTTTATAGTTAAAATAAATTTTTAATGTATTAAGTCTATCATCAGCATCTACTAACATTGAAAGTGCTTCTTCAGCATTTTTATAAAAATCTTCGGTTGAGTGGTCTCCAATACCTACTAATTTATTTCCTAATAATTCTAATGATAATAATGCCTTAGCTTTATCAGCTTCTGCTGATGTTTTTAGCATTTTTAATAATTCTGGTGTCATATTTTTAGTAATTGGGTTATTTCTTTTTTTTCTTTTCCTATAGATAATAAAATATTTTTCACTTCATTTTTACCTATAACATCAATATAATTATCTGCTTCATAGGAACCACATTCAAAATAATTAGCTATTACTTCAACTAATTCCTTATTTTTTCCTTTAACGCTAGATTTAATATATTTGTTCCATACCTTTTTTCTAGGAATCATATTACAATAAAAATTGTAAATTCCTATTTTATCTGTTGGTAAAAATCTTTGGGCCATGTTAGATATTTCTATGTTATTTTTTCCCATAGATATAAACCTGTGAACCATATAAGAATTCCAGCTCTCCCAATCTTTTTCACTAAATTGAGAGGCTGATGTTTTCTTAACTGTTATTTCTTCTAACCAATCCCAGAGCTTCATTAGGCAATAGTATGTTCTTTATATTCTTCTCTAAGTTCAGCTGGTACTGTAGCTTCTAATATTTTGCCTGTTTTAGGGTCAAAAAATACAGGAATAGGCATTAATGCATCTTCATCAGCACCTACTACAAATTTAGATACTTTACGAAGCAATACTCCTTGTTGAAAAACTACTCCACCATCTGGTGTTTCAATTTTTGTAGTGTTCTTAACATCTACATTCATGTTCATTTGTTGTTTTTGTTCACTCATTTTTATTTAATTTAAATTAATTTATTTTAATTGACATTTAGGAATAAAATAGGTTTTAATATTAGTATCAAAATATTGATGCTTCAAAGATTGATT